GGCAGGGTTGATGGGTGTTAGCTTGGATGAAGTTGCAGATAGGCATTGTATATAGGGGGCTTATCGTCCTGCCGTGAGCATTGTCTTTTCGTTTTTAGAAATCTCGGCTCGCAGTGCGACAAGGTCTTCATAGCGCCCTCCACCATGCGAACAGAGGTAGCCAGGTAGGCGGTCAAGGATGCGGTCGTGGTCAGGGCTGTTCCGTGTGACATCCGCAATAGCCATGAAGAACTGCTCTACAGTCATATAGACAGGGTTCTCACGGGTGATGTAGGCGAAGATAGGAACACGAAGCGCCGCAGCAACAGCGTGAGTCATTTCATAGGGGACGACGGTCTCAATTGCGTTGGAAACGTCAGAGATACGCATAGGGGGAGCCATTGGTGCAACCTTATCTGACACTGGGAAATCCATTTTCGAAAAACGAATGGGAGTCAGTACAGGTAAAAGAGATCAGTTAAAATGAGTATCAATATCGACAACGCACTGACAGACACGATCGAGCGCCTTCCCACCATCATCATGGGTGCAGCTTCAGCAGATGCAAATAACACGCCTGAGGGCGAACCGCGCTGGCTGGTCAACTTCAAGGGCCACTACGATGAGATCCTACATTTGGAGATCATTATTCGCGACAGCGCGATCGTGATGTCTGTCCTCAACAATAGCTATGATAGCAGGGATACAGCGAAGATTATGGGTGTATTCATGGAGCTACTCAACATCGAGTGAGCTTATCGGTCTCAACTTTCTCTAGTACAACCTTCGCAGGTTGATAAATTTTACAATCATGGACTTCAGGCATGCGGCACTTGGAACAGAAGACAGCGGAGCACTGGCATGTGAAGGGCACGTGCGTCCGCTTTTTGCAATTGGCACACTTGACGAGAGGCATTGAACTGATTTGGTTTGGCGTCAGACTTTTCGTTTCCTAGAAGCAAGGGCCATGCCGAAGATCCGCTACGTCGCACGTGTGGATCCGGATGTGCGATATCCACAAGAAGAGTTCGCAGAGTTACTTCAAATTTACTTGGCAGACCCAAATGGATGGGAAGCGCATGGGTATACGTTCGAACTCGTGAAGAATCGCCCAGACGTGATCATTCGGCTATCATCACCCGCAACGATAGTAAAAGCATGTGGGCTACCCGATAACCTATCCTGTGCAGAAGTGGGTGGACGTCACATGTATCTAAATGCAATGAGGTGGATGCAGGGTTCACAAAAGAGTGGACAGGATCTGAATGGGTATCGCCAATACGTTGTCTCCCATGAGATGGGGCACATTCTAGGTCATGAGCATGTAAAGTGTCCTGCACCTGGTCAGCCAGCACCTATTATGATGCAACAGACACTTGGAATTGATGAATGCAAAGCGAATACAAGGATAACAAAAGCTGACTTAAAATAAATGGGTGGCGGACTCTTCGGCACTCCTCTCTATCTGAATGAAAAATGCATTGTCTTTGCGTTGTTCATTCTGTTTGTCTTTTGGATGCCTCACCCGAAGGCATGGGAACATGAAGCAGTGCTTGCGTTTGTTCTCGCAATGACTGCATATGTGTTGATGGCATGGTACGATTACATCTACGACTGCAATGACAAGTTAGGTCCCACTTTGTTAGGTGGACTGATCGGATGGGCCAAGCCTTATGGCGGTGTACCTCCTGGAACCCGCGAGCTACCGATCAAATACAAGAAGATCGTTGGAGTGTTTGATACTGTGGTCCTGATTGTGCTGTTGGCATTGTTGGTGATTCCGTATATGCGCCGTTAGTTGCTGTACGCCAGGCCACCCATGCCGCTCATGACGCGGAAGATGTTGTAGTTCACGGCATACATGCGGAAGTTGAACGGAGTCGACTTCGTAGGCTTCGCAAGACCGGCCTCCGCGATGCTGTCAAACACAAGGGTCGTCGTGTCGATGCGCGAGAAGTTACATGATCCCGACGGCTGGTGCTCCTCAGGCTTGAGGGCAAACGAGTACACGTTGATGGGATTGTCGTGGGGCGTGTACTGGAGGTTCGGGAGGGTGAAGGTTACCGTGATCAGTGAACTTGATGCCTGCAGGACCGACTCGCTGATATTGTACGTTCCAACACCGCCAGAGCCAGAGCCAAATGCACTGATAATGGTGCCCGGAGCAAACACTGAGCCAGATGTCACAACAGCGCCCTCAATGATAATGCCGCCGATGGTCGAACTGAGAGCCGAGAACTGGGCTCCACTCAGTCCTCCAACCGTCAGTACATCGCCAACAACTGAACAGTTGGTCGCCGTAAACGTCACGGCCTGCGGTGCAACCACCTGTGCACGCATCGGCCAGAAGGCGCCGCCCGAGTGGTGCTGGTAGGGCTGCACGCGCCAGAAGTAGTCACCGTAGCGCTCATCGAATCGGTCCTGTCCATTGAGCTGGAGGCGGCAGCGGTTAACGATGTCATCGTAGCTGAACGGCTGAGTGAAGCCCATGTTCTTCGTGAGCTCGGAGCCGCAGTCCGTCTTGCGGGCATCCTGGAACACCCACACCAGCTCCTTGACCGGGTGGTTGAGCGTCAGGTCAATGCGAGCCGATGAGGTCGTAACCGTCTGCTGGAGGCCATACTGCAGCTGCTCGATCAGGTACTCGTGCGTCTGCTGGGCGAAGCGGCGGCGCTCGTCCACATCGAGGTAGATGTAGTCAAAGTACAGTGCCATGTCCTTCAGCTGCGGTAGAGCAGCAGCGTTCGCAGAGACACTGCCAGCCGTGCCAGCCGTACCAGACACGAGGTCAGTTGCAGCCGACAGCGTGATGTTGAAGCGCACCTCATGGTACTGGAGTGCGATCAGCGGCAGAGCCAGACCCGGATTGCGGCAGAACCAGAACTGCAGGGGGATGTAGAGGACGTTCGGACGGCCTCCGCACGAAACCGCAGATGTAGTCGAGCCACCAAGAAATCCACCTGTCATGCTATCGAGCTTCACTGAGTTGTCAAAATTGGACGTCAGGTTCTCCCAGAGGAACAGCCACTCACCATAGTGAGTATCCATGATCTGGCCACCGATCTCCACCTCGATCTTCCGGAAGAGCTGGTAGCCAAGACGGCGCTCCCATGCAGCCGTCCACTTAACACCTGCGCCATTGTTTGCACTCTGCGTGTCGGGGAGCGTCACCTCAATGTAGGTCTTGTGGATAAGGTCAGCATTACGGTTCACGACAGCAACGACGCGCTGTCCGTATGAAGGCGTGCCCGTGAAGTTGACACGCATCGCCTCCATCGCAAAATTGGTATGGCGCTTGTACATCACCTTCCAGAATGTGATGTGCGGGTTTCCAGTGATATAGGCGTCCTGAGCACCATAGGCGACAAGTTGAAGAAGACCTCCACCCATTGTGTTTATCTTTTGCGAGGATATATTCTTCTGCGATTGAACAATGAGGGAACCGCAGGTCGACCGGTTTTGCAGGTGTATCAAGAAGGTCAAAAAGACCTTCCGGAAAGAAGGACCTGCGATTGCTATCTGTACCAAATCGATCTTACAGAAGAAGCGGAGGACCCTGCGCAAGGTGCGGTGCCGCGATCACCTCCTTGTGACCCAGCCCATGAAGGGCGGTGAGATGATTGCGATGGGGGCAGATACACCCGTGTTCTACGATACCCGGTTCAAAGATTCGTCGTTTCCGGATCCTAGTGATGTTGAGAGTTTACTGCTTGAATATCCCGCCCTAGCAAACCCATCTGACGATACGTGGTTGGTTGATATGCTCAAAAAGTATCGCCCCGTAGTTCGTTTAGTACCCGATGAGGGTGAGGAACTGCCTATACATACAACCATTAAGGAGTGGCTTGAGCCAAGCACGGGTCCGTATCTTGATAGCTACGTGAAGATGCATACAAATGTATACGTGGAGGATGGACTTTACCTTGTAGACATTCCAAGTACATACAAAAGCGTACCCGCAGGAAATTTGAAGGACAAACTTGGTTTAGCCACGAAGAATGGTCGGGATGAAACATGGCATGGTTTACTCACGCGGCATCAAAAGGCAGATATTTCCAGGTTAGAACCCCAACAGAAAGTCTCCTCAATGAAGGACATCTTGAAAACACTGCTTCATATAGACGGGAGATTCGTTCATTACGACCTCCACATGGGAAATGCTGCGATCATGGATGACGGAACTGTGGTCATTCATGACTTCGGGCGTTCCAAGATACGAGATTTTCTACAGAAACACACTGATTACGGCGTGAGTTATCCCAAGAACTATAACGAACGCATTTTTCGGGCCGATAGCATCCATGACATTGCGGATGACAGTGAGTATAGTATGAAGTATGGACAGTTCTTCTACATTGCTAGATATTTCGTAAAGGAGAAGGGTGCTATAGAAGCCAAAGGATTCAAGTCCTGGCTCGATGCGAGTAGTTATGACCGAGCCCATCCAGAGAAGAACCTGATTAAGGATAGGAATCCACGTGTGATACCAGAAGACGGCAGAGTTAATCTCTATGAAGTCAAGGAGGATCTTGAGTATGATGAAGTGACGAAGATAGAGACAATTGTGCGTTGGAGTGCTGAACACGGACCCTACTACATGGAACCGAAGTATGAAACGCGATATCATCAAATCGCCAGAATCTTCGATATCCTCTCTGTTCTCAAACCTCTACATGACTACATGGGTACGCAGTTCACCGAAGCATCGCGGGCCGCAAGGGATCTACTTATGGCTATTCATTCTACCCCTCCTACGGCTTCGGCTGAACGGGTCCGTGAAATTCTCGTTACCCACAAGTTGGTGGACACTAGTACAATGGAAGCCGACAATGCAGAAGCTGACGCATATTGGAAGTCAGTCAACCCTGCCCGAAATGGTAAAATGAAAGGGCCCGCCCCTACGGAACCTGAACCTACAATGCCAGTGCAAGTTGCAGGGGCTGTCGTGGATGAATGGGACTCGGAGTATGGTGGACCAAAAACACTAGAAGCAGAATCTGCCTTAAAAAGGAGGATGACAGACGAACAACTGAAGAAGGAGGCAGCTGAACCAGTGCCGGACTTCAAGGGACATCCCGAGATGGCGGATATCGTAGCGGCTACAAAGAAGGAACCTGTAAAGGTGGCTGGACGTCGTTCCTTCAAGAAGAAGCTGCCCCGACTCGTATAAGGGCTTCTTGGCATGCTTGTTGTTCTGCCTTCTTGCGCGTAGTCCCTGTGCCAATTCCATAGACCTTTCCTACCACCATTACCGCAACTACAATCTCATTCTTCTTCGGGTCATTGGATCGCATCTCGTAATCCGGTGTGCATTTGAACTCGCGCTGGCAATACTTCTGGAAGAGGTCCTTGAAGTTCGTGGCCGAGTTCACGATCTCATCTACATCGAGATACGCTTCCATTACAGTGGTCACGAATGTATACACGATATTGAACCTGTTTCCACAGTCTGTCCACAGCGCACCCAAGAACGCTTCGAAGATGTCGCCCAGCTTCTTGGTGTTGCTTCGGCCAGCAATCGCAACCGAATCCTCATTATGACGAGAGATCACGTAGAACCTATTCAATCCCAACTCTTTCGACAAGCCCCCGATACGGTCATTGTTGACGAGCTCCTTACGGGCGTCCGTCAAGAATCCCTGCTTCTTCTCGGGGAACTTCTTGCGTAGATATGTCGCGATACAGGCGCCGAGTACTGCAT